CACCAACTTGAGCAGTAGCATCAGTAGGTTTTTTACCAAACAATCCTAGTGCTTTCATAGCAAGATTGCCCGGAGTCGGTATTTTATTGTAAATATCTTTTAAATTATTTACGTCTCTTTTAAATTCTGGTCTGGTTGCTTGGAATCTTACAGAATCCAAAAGTCCCATGCCAGTAGTTTCGTTTCTATTTTGTGCTGTATTAAAAGCAGATTGTACACCTAAACCCATGTTCTTAGGATTAATGCCACCATAACCTGCTATAGCAGAAGTGTCAGATCTTTTAGAAGGAGCGTAACCTTTAAATCTTGCTTTTTGTGCATCGACCGCCGCTTGATTAGCTTTGTATGCAGCGTTTCTAGATTTAAATTCACCTGCTTTAACATCGGCTAAAGATTTTCTACCAATTGCTGCTGCTACATCTTGTGGTGAAAATGCTGTAGGGCTTCTCATTTTCTTTTTGTCTAAAGTTGAAACTCTTTGTTTTGTAGGTGATTTAAAAGACTTAGTAACTCCTATGTCTTTCATAGAAGGTCTGCCGATAGGAGCTTTTGATCTATTTGAAGCTGCATTAGAATCTGCTCTGGATGATCTAGCTGCGGAAGATTTTGCGCTAGATGCTTTAGCACTACGTGAGGCTGCTCCTCTAGAGCGGCTCTTGCCTCTTGCAGAAGATTTTGCTCCTCGTCCAGCTCTACTGGAAGATTTACCTTTACCTCTACCTTTACTACTACTACTTCTACCTCGACCGCCTCTGCCGCCGCTACCTCGACCGCCTCCTCTACCACTACCTCTGCCGCCACGGCCTCTGCCGCCACGTCTGTAGCCTTCGCGATCTTCGCTAGATGAATCTTCTATGTATTCGGATGCCATTAATTGCCTCTAAAAGTGTCTGTTATATTCTTAGTGATTTTCTCAGCTTTGTCTAGTGTCTTTTGTTGAGAATCTTTGTCTTGTTTTTCTATAGCGATAGCTGCACGCAATGCAGTTGCAGCGTTTTGTTGATCTATTTTTTCTTTATCAGTGGCTTCTTGAGTCTCCGCCTTATCTTTTTCTAAAGCAAGTTTAGCTCTAGCTTCTTGTTCTTTACGATCATTTTCTTCGCTACGTATATCAAGTTCTTTTTGTTTTAGTTCGACTAATGGATCTTCTTGTGTTGATGATAACATGTCGTCAATGTTTTCCATGTAGTCAGTAATTAATTGTGCTTGTACTTTAGCTACTTCTTTTTGCATTTCCGCCATCATCTGTTGCATTTGTTGTTGCATCATTTGTTGTTGCTGTGGTGGCATTTGTTGCATTTGCATTTGTAGTTGTTGCATTTGTTGATTCTGTTCTGGCATTTGTTCCTGTACTTGTTCTTGCGCTTTTAATGAAATGTGCTGCATAATATGTGCTTGAATATTGGCCATCACTTGCGGATTACTTTTAGTGACCGCACTACCTAGTAAAGCTATGTGCGCAACAATGTGCGCATCGTGATCTTGTTGTGGAAATGCTTGTGCTGGTTTACCCAAACTAAGTTCTGAGTTTTCTAGTGCCGGGTCTTTGGGTTGAGGCTGAGGAGGTGGTGGCATTAATGCCTCTATATTTTGTACTCCCATCGCCTCATACATTCTACGGTAGGCTTCTGGCAGACTGTGCATTTGCGGCGCTGCTTGAGCCAACTGTAATTGTTGTTGTGCTAATGTTACTCGTTGTGTAATTGAGAATATGTTAGGGTCAGAAACAGGAATAACATCGATACGTGCGTCGAAGTCTTGTGCCATAATAGTTTGTTCTGCGCCAACAATTTGATACGGGTAGTTCTGTGGTAAGGTTGTAGCAAATAATTTAGCTAATAATTTAAATTCTTTGCCTTGAGCTGAATGCATTCTTTTATGAATTGCAGACATAACTTTCATGCCACGTTCCAATAAGGCCATCGTGGTACCTACTGGATTAACTTCGTTGCCTTCACCAAGTTTCATGTCAGCAACCGCAGCAAAAGATTTACCACTTTCAATAACAAAACCTAATAGTTGGTATAAAGTTTGTGAAGGTTCTTTGTACGGTAATGGTACTAGTGAACTGGCTATCTCGCCCGCGGGCGCGTCAACATCTCTGAACTCGCCGGGTACTAAAGGTTGGTCATCATCACGAATACGTAGGCCCCTAGCCTTGAATCCTGATGGTAAGTTGGCGAGTGTTCCAGCATCAATAAGTTGTCGTAGTATAGAGGTTGCGGATTTTGAGAGACCACCGAGCATATGAATAAGGCCAAAGCCATAAAAGCCAAGGCCGGGCAGAAATTTATAATGTACGAAATATTGTTTTTTGTTTTTAAGTGGGTCTTCTTCATTCCAGTTTCTTCTTACTGACAGTACGGTTGATGAGCTTTCTTCAATAGTTACAATGTAAGGCAAACTAATACCAGACATTTCACCTGCCTCATTGGCATCTTCATAGCCGGGCAAGTCAAGATCAGTATGTATCTCTAAGATGGTATGAATGTCATCTTTTGTGTAGATTCTTTTTCGACCATCTATTTCATCTATCTTGTCTTGAACTGTATTTGAATCAGTATCCGATGGATCTTCTAGTTCTATGTCCCGATAGAAACCAGACGCTTGATACTTACGTACATCATTTGCTGGCATTTTAATTACATGAGTAATACGTAAACAAGTCATTAAATCAGTAGCATCATACGGCACTACTAGATCTTCAGAGGATACAAATTTAGAAACCGGTCGACCTAGCTTGTCATCAAAATAAATTTTACGGAACGCCGAACCCGATAGGGGAAGGTGAAAAAGCATTTGATCAAGTTCGGGTTCGTATTCCTCCATGACATGGGAAATTTGGTAATTCATAAATTCTTTAACACGACTACATTGTGCTTCTACTTGTGGATTCGTTGCACCCATAATTTGAGTTTTAACTGGACCACCAGCGGGAAATAATTCTTTATAAGATTGCGCTTGAAACTGTGTTACTGATTCTGCTAGTAGGGGATGAGTCACCCCGGAAGCTCCCGGAAAAGGTTGAGTGCGATCTTCATTTTTTAATCCAAGTAACCCCAAGCCTTCAGCGTAAGTTGCTGACCAATCAGCCCTAGATTCACTGTCGCCTTCATAGGCTTCTAATAAATCATCTGCAATCTCGTCTAGATCACCTTCGTCCATAGACTCGGCTAAGTTTGATGCATGCCCTTGTTCTTCTGGCACGTCGGGTCCAAATGATATTGTAGCACCACCGTCATCATCTAGTTCGGTGTCACCATCCATTAATTCTATGTCCAATTCTTCAGGACTCATGTTCTCTGCCTCTAGATCAAATTTCATCTGTTCTTTTAAAGGCATATCTTTTTCTATTGCCATAATTAATACTCAGCTCCTTCTTGTAACGCTGCTAATATTTCTTCCAAAGAATAGTCTCCTTCTTCAAGTAAATCTTGTATAGTTAATCCACCTTCAAACATAGGAGTGTTAAAATTATACTGTCCTTCGTCGTAACCAAAATTTAAACTAGGGTCATTGATCATTTGCATTTCTTGATCTTCATATTTTCCCCCCAACATTGTTGGGTCCAATAAAAATCCTGCTGCGCCACCTAAAGCTCTTTTAAAACCGCCTTTAATTAAAGAGCCCAGTCCTTTTGTTATTCCCGATGTTGCAGACCGGGAGCCAACTGGTAGTTTTAAATTACCAGCGTTAACTATTCCCGCATCAGCATAACCAGTTCTTTGTAGCATGTTCACTTCCCTTTTTTAGGAGACTACTTCTTTTTGTCGCCAGAATCAAGTTCTTTCCAGAAACGGTCGAGAGCATTCTCGTGATCGCAGTTAAGACAATTGCACGGTGTGGTTCGACACGAACCACCATTACCACAATGACAGGAGTGCCCACATAAACGACAAGTATCGCTTAGCAATTCCATCGTTTACGCGCTTGGCGTAATCTTGAATTAGGATCCTTAGCGGCACCGGGAAATTTCTTCATTTGTCCCGCACTACGGGCACAATAAGACTTTCTACGATTTGCTTCTTTCGAACCTTTCTTCAATTTCGATGGTTTCTTGGTTACTGCGGTTGATAATTTTGATCCGGGATTGTCACGGCGATATTTAGCTACACCGGCTTTAGTCATCCCTGCACCACTTTTAGTAGCGCGAAAATACTTCTTAGTCTTTGGAGGTTGTTTGTCTTGTCGACGAAACATTACGCTTTAGCGGTTTTAGCTGAGCGTTTTAATGCTTTGTCCGTTACTGTACCTTTGCCTTTACGGCTAGTGCCTTTTTTCTTGGCCCTATTCATATAATAGTACAAACCTTTTTTAACCGTGCGACCGTCTTTAGTTACATGCGTATCGGCACCGCCACCTTTTCTAAATACTTTTCGACCTTTTAAAATGTCGGCTTGAGTTACTTTACCATCACCAGTTAAATCAGGAAACGAGCTACCACCTTTTTTATATTTTCTTCTAGGTTTACCTGTAGCAGTCAATGGATTCATTGGAGGATTTTTCTCCATTATTCGTCTTAATTCATCTCTAGTTATTCTAGGTTTTCTTCCGGGCAGATCTTTAGGCATAGATTTAGGCACTCTAGGCATACCTTTAGGAGGGAACTTAGGATCGCGTGTTGGTTTAGGTTTAAATCTTTCACCTTTTGGTTTAGGTTTAAGTTTAGGTCTAGTAGGAGGGAACTTAGGATCGCGTGTTGGTTTAGGTTTAAATCTTTCACCTTTTGGTTTAGGTTTAAGTTTAGGTCTAGGTTTTAGAAGATCTCTAGGTTTTTTAGGTCTAGTTTGTTTAAGTTTAGGTCTTTTAGGGTAACCTTTTGGTGTAGGTTTTCTTTTAGTTTCCATGGTTGTTTTTCCTAATTGTGAACGGTTTATCATTTATGAATATTAAAGTATTATTTCTGTTCTTTCAACCCATAAAAATAATTGGTGTCATCGCCCGCAGTCCACTTGCTTTCAGTCTCTACGTTATACTCAATAGTAGACACTTTAAAATCAGGAGTTTTTAGCTCTGATGGACTTAACGACTTGTCATAAAACAAACATCTATTGTTGGGTTGCGCCGCAAAATGTTTGTTGTCTAGTAGCAATATATTAAAGGATTTGTGTTCTTCGGGTATCTCAGCGTAGCCCGTGTTCAATACATTTTTGTCAGCATGACAGTTATCAATAGTAAATAGATATTCCCCGGTATGCCATTGTTTAGATGGCGACAGGAATTTAGCTTTGCAACCAGAGATAGAGGCTTTTTCAATTACCGTTAAATCGTAATCAAATGCGTCCCACAACTCTAGTTCTTCCAACGGTAAGTCCAAATCAGTTGGCTCGTCTACAAATGCGGAAATCGGAAGTTTATCATAAAGGGCACCGTATTCAGGCAAGTAGGTTTCAAAGTACAATGCTCTTCCTTGAATAGACTTACAAGTAATCCACACCCCTTCGACAAATTCACCATGACCTTTTTGGTGATCGTGCAGGTACTGCTTTTTAACATAGACTTTTACTGGAGGTAAATTAGCGACAAGGAATGCCATGATTATTTAAACGTGCCAGTCTTTCTTTTAATAGGTTTGCCTTTACTAGTGACTTTTAATGCACCTGCTCCTGTTACTCCGCCCGCTGTGATTCCAACAGCTCCCGCTGTCTTAGGTCTTCGTTTAATTGCATCCAGTACTTTTTGACTTTTTGTTTTTTTGACCACGGTGGAAACTCTTCTTCCTTTGGGAATTGTGTTTGAACTGATGCGTTCTTTTAGCCCTTTAACATTTGGTGGTCTAAATACAGTCTCAGGTTTAGTAGTTTTAGGTTTAGTAGTTTTAGGTTTAGTAGTTTTTACTACCTTAAGTTTAGTTTTTATTTTTTTAGGTTTAAAAACTTTTTTGACTATTTTTTTGACTATTTTTACTCCTGCTTTTTTTACCATATTATTTTCCTCTTAACATTTTATAAACTGTTTTCTTTTGTTTCTCTTTAAAACTAAGACCTATCTCTGGCCTTGAAGTACCTATTTTACGTTTTGGTGAAGCCCCACCATAAATTGCTTTTTGAATTGCCTTGGTTTTTTCTTTGCCCGACAAAGATTTCTGTTTAGCTACCTGCGCAATCCTTCTAGTACGTTTTGCGTTGTCTGGATTAGTTTTAGCACCACCACGTAATTCAATACCGTCAGCCCTTGGCCCTTTTTTAGGAGGCACTGTTTTAGTCTCTTTAACAGTCTTTTTAAGTTTAAGTTTAGGCTTCTTCTTGCCCGTAACTTTTTTGACTACTTTTTTTGCTGCTGTTTTAACTTTGTTTGTGAGTAATCTTTTTACCACTATCTACCTTCACGAGATTTTTTACCGCCTTTGTTAGCGCCGCCAAATGTAACTGCTTTACCACGTTTATCTCTAACTGCCTTGCCTCTTTTGTCAGTAACAATTTTACTTGGTTTAGCACCTCGGCCTCTACCTTTTTCACTCATACCTTGTTTCTTAGGTTTACGTTTAGGTGTGGCTGAAGTTTTACTGTCTTCGGCTCTAGCATCTCTTCTATCGCGTAGTGTTTTATTGACAGCTATGGTGGTACCAGCAGCGATTAGAGCAGGCTTAATTAATTTTTTACCTAGCTTAACTGCGTCGTCAGCTTTTGACGAAACTATTTTTTTACCGCCACCAATGTTTTTAGTGGTAGTCGTTCTTTTAAGTTTAGGTTTAGGACCTTTAGTTATTTTTTTAATACCTTGTTTAATTCCTTGTTTACCGAAACTAAATATTTTTTTTAACATGTTTTTCTCCTTGTTTAATAGTATTCCCTTGGTCGTGGGTCGATGGGCTCGTCTTCATAATCTTGTCGAAGTTGAACCAAACCTGATTGCCTGAACCTTAACAGAGCTTGGGTCACTGTGTCAACATAATCATCATTCTCACCGAATGGAAATGCTGCACATTCTTCTATCACTTCTTCGGCAAAGCGTCTACCTTCAGGATAATAAACTGAGCCGGCTTCAAACATTGGAGCTACGGCATTAACTCTAGAGTTTTTATCATTACCCCGCGTGGGCGTGTAGTTAGTAACCGGGATCCCCGAACGACGGAGCTCGTCAGTTAACGGCATACCACTCGCTTTAGCTTCAATCAACACCATCTCTGGTTCCCAATAATTATATTCTTTCAACGCAATCTCTTTAAGTTCTGGAAAATCCCACCGTCCGCGTCGCGCATCCAATAAAATTAACGCTGGCCGTTCATCGTCAGGCGCGAAGATGCCCCATGTAGTTATGGCACTATAATCGGCAGTTTCTTTTTTACTGAACGCCGTATCGTAACTTTGTATTATGTAATGCAAGTTCGGCATATCTTTATGCTCCCACGGCTGCCACCACTCGCGTTTTAAGATGGCGCCTTCTTCTGAGGTCGGTTGTTGCATCCACTGCGCGTTCCACTTGGTAACCGCTAGTGACGCTTTAACTGATTCGAGTTCGGAAAGTTTCCAGTACTCCGGCCATGTCGGGGTTCCACTGTCCATGATTGCCGGAAACTCAACTACTTCCCATTGATCCGCTTTCGGTTCCGCTTGGGCTTTCATTAACTGTCCAGTCAAATCAATTGTTGACCAACGCGTCATAACTAAAACAATTGCCCCGCCGGGTTGTAGACGTTGGCGTGGACCTGAAGTGTACCATTCGTAAGCATTCTCCATTGCTGTTGAAGACAACGCATCTTGCTCCGAGTGCGGGTCATCGATGATAAGTAAATCCGCACCACGGCCCGTGATGGCACCACCCACACCAGCCGCAAAATATTCTCCGCCCTCGCTAGTATCCCAACGGCCAGCGGCTTTTGAATCTGCTTGTAAAATAGTGTCCGGAAAAATATTGTTATAATCTGAGGAGTCAATTAATTGTTTCGTTTTCCTACCAAAACGTTGTGATAATTCTGCGGTATGCGATGTCTGAATAATTTTCGTTTGGGGATTTTTTCCCATAATATATGCAGGCAATAAGTAAGATGCAAATTCAGATTTAGTATGTCTGGGTGGCATATTAACAATTAATCGCTTTAGGGTCCCGTCAGCAATTTTATTAAATTTTTCTGCAATAATTTTATGGTGTCGACCTTCTACGAATCCCGGCCAAATAGCTTTTACAAAAGACATAAAATTTTGTTTTGCATCTTTACGTAATTTTAATTTTTCGTTTTGTTGATAAAGTTGATAGAACCTTTTTTGTTCTTGAGGCGTCATACTATTCAAAACTTTTGAATCAGTAATAATTTCTTTCAGTCTTTCTTCGAAATCAATTTTGGGCATATTCTATGTCTGTATTGGTATATATATACTATATGTTAGGTACTTAGTCCCAAAAGGGGGTGTCGACGATTCTACAACAACTAATCTCATTTGACAACAGCTACAGGTACCCTGACGTACAAGGGTGGGTGGGCCCAGTAGGACACAAGCGTCCAAGTTTTTTGGACGCTTGTTTTCTTGGTTACCTCGCGGCGCGTGGCCCGTCGGCATCTAGCCTGAAGCTCTTGGCCTCTGGCTCTGGAGGCGCAGCACCCATGAGAGCTTGCATCAACTGCATGTAGATACCAAAGCTAGATACATCAGGCCAGCTCGTAGGCGTGTCTAACTCTTCGTCAACCTCGCCTTCGGTGTGAGCGCGCACTGGGCCTTCCAGCTCGCGCAGTTGAATAGTCATAAAGCTTACGCTGCCACGCAGGTTCTTGTATTTCTCTTCTAAGACATCGTATTTTTCTTGAGTTGCTACTGTCATTTGTATTCCTTTTGTTAGAGTTAATAAGCCTAAACATAGCATTTTATAGGATAATTGCAAACTACATGTAGTAGGTAGGGCAAATTAAATCACTAGATAGCGAGCCATATAACATACCACATCTAGTATGTATCAAGCTGATACCTACTATAGTTTTATTTTTTTTTTGGTGGGTGGGCCCTATAGTTTTCAAGCGTATAAGGGTGGGTGGGCCCTAGAAGCGTCAAGCGTGATATACCATATATAGTAGGTAGCCCGAAGGCTACCCACTAGATTTAGTGTCAAGTAAAATTATGCAACTAACTGCATAAAGTTGTCAGATTGTAACATTTTAGTTACATCCATCTGACGGGATAAGTAAACGTTGTTACTGTCAGCCGTTGCCCTTGAGCCGTGATGCGTAGCCCATTCAGTAACGCCATTGTAAACTGACATAAGATTAACCTTGTCGGCTGTACCTCGGTTATTGCTTTCAACATATTGCATGATCTGATCTTGCTTAACCTCGTTTTTTGCAATGGTATTCTTAAGCGTTTCTCTCACTACATCAAGGCTTACAACTGTATTTTCATACTGTTGCAATTGGTTACGTTGTTGCTCTAAATACGGCGTGATATTCTTTAACTTGCCGTACTCATAACCTAGCACATCTTTTTTAGTATGCTTTTTATTAGAGCCAACAATTGAGTCAATACTGATCATACCATTAGCACATAACATTCTTAACAAGCCAAAATTAATTGATGCTTTTAAAGCACCATCATATGAATTAAGTATGATAAGTTGCAGATTGATCTTGTCCCCTGCCTGTTCATTCATCTTAATACTATATTGCGGATCGTTAAAAGTAACTACACGTGCATTCTTGCCACCATAGCCCCATGATTTATCCTCAACGGTTACATCAGTATTAAGCATATTCTGACTGTCTAAGAAGTTATTAACACCAGTTAAAATATCAGCGGTTTTATTTACTTGATACTGGCCACTGAAATTACCAACTCGAACGTCATTAACTATAACATCTTGGCCATAGTATTTAACACCGTTTATTATTTGATCTTGTAGTGAAACAATCTTGTCATTACTAAAAAAAGTTAGATCATTTATATTGTTATGGGTTTTTACATTTTCCATTTTCTTGCTTTCTAGGATCTTTGATCCTTGTTAGTAGGACTGGCATTATTGCCAGTCCTTAGGTAGTAAGTTATTAAATATTATACTTATCCATGATAGGGCTTAACCATTTGTCTATATGATTATGAGTAGTCCAATCAGCTAGGGCATCAATGCCATCGCCATTACATGTTACCCACATAATCCAGCCACCTTTATCAAGAACAATATGCATCATATCAGTTGCGTTATATTGTTTAAGTGAAGCCTCGATATCATTAGTGTATACCCAATTGTCATAATCGCCTGATCTTTCGTTGGCGTCTGCTTCGGGGAAAAAATTTTCACCCTCGCACTGAAAGATCCATTTTAGCCCTTGCTCTTTGGCCTCTGTTAGTACAGCAACTATTAAAGGGATTTTAATTAGTCCCTTTTCTTCTAGTTCTTTTATTTCTACTTTATTTATATTCATATTTATTACCTCGTTAGATTTCGTAACATCATTGTTACGTTATCTAATGTAAAT